ATTAATAAAATATCTAAGATTAGGCATGGTTGATTTTTCTGTTTTTGTTTAATATAATAGTAGCGTGACTCGTTCGTGAGTTCAACGTTTTAAAAAGTTTATTTGTAACGTTTCCCACGCTTCCATCGTGGGAGACGATTTATTATTTCTAAAATCTGGATAATTTTTAATATAACATCCAAGTTTTTAAGTAACAAATCTATCATTTAATCACCTCGTTTCTTCTCGATACTCGAGAGGATTCAAGATGAACCCACGATACGAACCACGCTGATTTAATTATACAATTAGGCTTTTGTTTTTCAATTAAGTTATAGAAATACCTAACTGGGATATTTTGGGGGTCACCTGGGTTAGCCGGGATATGGGGCAATCCCCCTCAGCTCCCAGGGGGTGTATAGGGGGTACCATCCTCAAAGTCAACCACAAACCAACAACAATACAAACAATAAAACCAACAAACAACCATTAGCATAATAAACAAAAATATTAAAAATCAATAGCTAAAATTCTCTACAAAATTCACTTATTTTATCACAAAAAGTGTTGACTAAAACGGTACAATGTTGTATAATAATACTATACTAATTAACAAGGAGGTATTGGCAATGAATCCAGTAACCACAATGGTTTAACAGCAAAACTGAATTACAATCATTACAATTATATTTAATATATTATAAATGTAAATGGAGGCAACAATTGGTAAAACCTATTAGGCACTCTCTTATATTCAGAATACCGCATGATTTATATGCTAGAGTAAAGGTCGCGGCGTTTGTGAAGAATATATCAATAGCTAGATTTATAAGAGAAGCGCTAAACGAGGAAGTATCTGCAATAGACCATCACATAGATATGAACTTTTTTAAGGGGTTGGAGAGAAAAAAAACGGTTGGCAAAAACGGCTTACCATATCAAACTACAAGAATACTAATGACCACACCGGTCAAAGCTTCAATAAAGATATACGCTTCTGAAAAGAACATAACTATGATACAACTAGCAAACTACGCATTAAACGAAAAGCTAAACAGAGAGGGATTTTGTTAAAAAGAATAAGCAGCTGCTGGCAACAGCTACTTAGGATGTAAAAAATGTATTTTCAAACTCAAAACAAGTGAGATTTAGTTCTCACTACGTCCTACCTACATATTTTATAAACCTAAAAACGAAAGTCAATATGGAAATTGAAAGGAGGTGAAAAAAATGTTTGAAACGGAATTACCGTTTGGATTTGAAAGCGAGGAAGCATTCATTTATGAAATGCAAAAAATCCTCCCGCAATACGATATCTCAACGTTTGGTGACGCTTTGGAGGTTTATGGGAGGATTCAAATGGGAATTATATAAGAAAAAATTTATCGCATCAAGTGTCTAAATTTGGCACTTGGTGTTGAAAAAAATCGGATGTTGAATACAATATACAAAAAAGTCGGATTGAACCTGAAAAAAATATATAAAACATACAGGAGCGAAGATGAGTTTATTTAATATTTTAAAGTTATTTTTTGGCAAATTTAAGCAAGAACCCAAAAAACCGGAATATAAAAGTGCGATGATAGCGCCGATAGATTTAATGGAAATGTTCAGGGAGGGAAAATAATGACTACATTATACGAATTGGCGGCCGAATATCAGAAACTACTGGATATAGCGCTTGAAAGTGACGAAATTGACGACGAAACATTCGAGTACATCCAGAAATTAGACGGAGCGATTGAGAAAAAAATCGAAAATATAGCTTGTGTGATTAAAGAGTTAGAAAACAACACAGGAATTGTAAACAACGAAATTGATAGGCTATCAGAGCGAGCGACGCGTTATTACAAGAATTTAAAAGCGCTTAAAGCGTATGTAGTAAGCACAATGGAGCAAGTAGGCAAGAAAAAGATAGAAACCCCGACAATGACAGTAGGAGTTAGAAAAAGCGAATCTACGGAGATTGACAGCGCATTCATAGAAGAAGCCAAAGAAAAGAATCTTTACAAACTTATGCGAATAGTGCCGGAGAGAGTAGAGGCGGACAAAACCGCGATTAAAGAATATATCAAGCAAGGCAACAAACTTGAGCACGCAAAAATAGTTGAGAAAAAGAATTTAAGTATAAAATAAGGGGGCTAAAATGAACAAAACGAATGTATATTGGAAACTCTCGAAAATAAGGCTAGAGCTTCAAAACAGGCAATTAAAGAAATCAGGCCAAAACAAATTTGCGGGATTCAAGTATTACGAATTAGGGGACATACTACCGACAATTAACGAATTATCTGACAAATATGGAATTTTAAACATTATCAGCTATAGCAAAGACGAAGCAGTTTTAGAAATAATTGACATTGATAATCCTGAATCGAAGTTAGAAATAAAAAGCCCTATGAGCGAATTAACGCTAAAAGGGGCACATCCTATACAGAATTTAGGAGCGATTGAAACATACCAGAGGCGTTATTTATACTTAACGGCTTATGAAATAGTTGAATCTGACTATTTAGACGCGGTTCAAGGCAAAGACGCCAAAACTTTATTACAAGCTATTAAACGTTTTGCAAAGGCTAAAAACAAGAATGCAGACGAAATCAAGGCGAATTTAGAAAAGAAATATAATAAAACCATCGACAAGTTAAACAGTTCTGAAATCAAGCAAGCTACTGAAAAACTCGTCGAATGGTCGAATAAATGTTAGTTACTAAATTTTATCTGGGAGTGCTTAGGTGCAAAGCACCCCCGAGATTATACAAAAGAGTGTGTTTTATGAAAAAAGCCCCATGGCAATTTCACGAATAGCATTATGCTGGATAATTAAAAAAATACAACAGATTTTCGAAAAGGCACAAAAAAACATTGACTTTTGCCGTCGAAAATTGTAAAGTTTAAGTGCGACCAAAAAACAAACAATTGAGGAGGTTAAAGTCAATATAAAAAACTCGATTTTTTCAATTCTCGACCAAAAACGCAAACCAAATATTCGGAGTAAGAACATGGAATAAAAACGTTCTTGGAAGAATTACAAACATTATATTCCAAAAAAAACCGAAAGTCAAGCATTTCATCAAAAAAAATCAAAAAAAATCAAATTCGTAAGCTTGAACATTAATTTTAAGGTTTTTTTATAAAAAGGAGCTAAAAAATATGCAGAATGACGATATCATAATCCCACAGAAAGTTTTCCGAGATAAGAGACTATCGTCCAGCGCAAAATTATTATATGGCGAACTGGTCAAATTATGCGGTGATTTTGGACGATGTTATCTATCGAATTATTATTTGCCTGAAAACTTTGACGTCCAAAAACCTGCAGTCGATAAGTGGCTAAAAATGCTTTCGGATTGTGAGTATATAAAATATCGAAAACTTTATCTAGGGACAATAAGAGACAGGCAACCAGCTAAGGAAATAATAATTTTAAATAAAAAAAATAAATACTTGGAGGAATCTTAATATGGCAGAAATTAACAAATCTTATTATGCAATTATACCGGCAAATGTTAGATATGACAAAAGGTTGTCAGCTAACGCAAAATTGCTATATGGCGAAATAACAGCACTATGTAACGAAAAAGGCTATTGTTGGGCAAGAAATAAATATTTTGCAGATTTGTATGAAGTTAGCGACAGGTCTATAAGAAGTTGGATATCAAAATTAATTGAATACGGATATATAAAGTCCGAAATAAAATATGCAGATGGAAGCAAAGAAGTAGAAACCAGATTACTTTACTTGCCAGGATCAACAACGCCAATTTCCGGAGGTCCGGAAAAAAATTTCCGGAGGGGTACGGAAGAAATTTTCCGGGGGGGTGCGGAAGAAAACTTCCGGGATAATAATACAAATAATAATAATACAAATATTAATATTTCTAAGAAAGAAATATATAAAGAAAGAAATGAGGGAAAGCGTGAAAATAAAATAAGCGACGATTCAAATTTACCGTGTACGGAAAATTCCGACACGGAAAAAACCGTACACGGTAGCCCTGACAATAATACTGGTAATATTTGCAAAAAAAGCATAAACAATGGTAATTCTAATAATAAAGAAATTGTTACCAACCAAAAAGTTGATAACAACAAAAACACTTTGTTAATTACTGGGGAAAACCCCAAAGAAAGAAAGAAAAGTTCCGCCAAAAGAAAGAAAGAAGGTGAAACTTTTTCTTCGATTATTCATTCTTACACAAATAACGAAGAAATGCAAGAGTTATTGACTGAATTTATAAAAATTCGTACGAAAATGAAGAGACCGCTGACACCAAGTTCACTTAAACTAAACCTTAAAGAACTTGATAAAGTTGCGTTAGAGGACGGTGGCAATGGTACTGACGAAGAGAAAATAAAAATAATCGAGCGAACAGTTATGAAATCCTATCAAAGCTTTTATTCGCTGAACAGTAATGTCCATAGTTCACCAGTGATGAAAAAAGTTCACCAGGGTGGTGGACAATCAAACAAAAAATCGGGAAAACTATTTGATAAGCCCTCATATGACTTAAGCAAGTATGAAAATTGGGACCCGGTTGAGGAACACAAGCACGTTAACACCCTTGATGAAATGTTGGAACTTAAAAAAGCAGAAAAACGCCAAAAATATGTAGACTTGGAGATTAAAGAAAATGACTAAAGAAGAAACTGTTCAAATACTTTCTATCTTAAAAAAAGCTTATCCGTTTTTTTATAAAGACGTAACTCGAGAAGAGGGAAAAGAAATATCAGACTTATGGTACGAAATGTTTAAAGACGACGATGTTATATTGGTAATCCAAGCTGTAAAGCTGTTTATCAAAAGCGATAGCAAAGGGTTCCCTCCGGTAATCGGTGTTATAAAAGCCAAAATGGAAGAGATAATCGAAGCAAGCAGGTCAAAATCCATAAGCGAATTTGAAGCCTGGCAGATGGTAAAAGACGCGGCAAGAAACTCCCTTTACAATTCCAAAAAAGAATTTGATAAGCTACCGCCGATAATTCAAAGAGTAATAGGCGATTACTACACGCTTAGGAGCTGGGCGGAAATGGATATGGACCGTCTTGAAACAATAATTCAGCCAGGCTTTATTAAATCATACAAGACTGTTTGTGAGCAGGAAAACAACTACGATAAATTATCCAGGCATATTGGTATAAATCCCGAAATCCAAAATAAAGCCCTAGAAGACCCCTTAAATGGCGAAAATGATAAATTATACTATTTAAGAACAAAAAACGATTCTAGACCCCTTAGAAGCCACGAAAGAGGCATATAGCAGCAATTGTTAAATACTCAATTCTTTGTCGGGAAAAATAAATCCTTAAATCAAAAATTTCGTTGACAAAACGCCTAATTTACGATACAATAATACTGAAAAAAGCGTAAAAAATGCCATTGATCCGGCGCAGAAAAACCGCATAACCACATCACAATCGCAAGGAAAGCCGATCGCAAGGATCGGCTTTCCTTTTGCCGGCGCAGGGCCGGAATACCGGGCGGCAATCCGGTTATATGCAAAATACCCCCTGGGAAGCAGGAATCGCTTCTCAGAGGGTGCAAGCTCCCGACCGGCCGGGCGTCAGGTCGGGGAACGTGACAACCGCCATCCCAAGCGATGCTGAAGGACGGCGGCT